TTATACACAAACACCGCCCCGGATGTGGCGGTGTTCGTGCAGATGACCGTCAGCGGGAAAGGCACCGCGTACGACGTGTGTATTGTATCACCGCGATGCAGTTCTGCCAAGAATAGGACACCGCGGTGATGACGTCAGTATACTACGGTTTCACCGGCCACGTCGTCACATTCCACACCAAGTTGTCGGTGATGTCTCGCAGTTCTTGACGATACACGCGCCACGCTTCCACCTGCGCCTCGGTAAGATTCACATCGGGCAATTGCGTGTAATCGGAATTAACGAGGCGCATATTGCGTTCTGTGCGGAGTGCATCCATGGCTTCGGCTTCGGTGTACGGACGATCTACAAACGGCGTGCCCTCGACAATGTCGGCGTACTGATTGCCGTAGTCATCCCAATACTCAAACGTGATGAATTGCGGTTTAAAAATGCGGTATAGATTCATAGAAGCACCATGTGAAGTATAGGCGACTCGTTGGCCGCGTCTTCGGTGTTGACTTGCAGGGTCATCGTGCCGGTCTTTGTTGTGGCTCGGTACTGGACGACGTCGCCGGCCTTGTAGAATCTCATGATACTGTGTCGGAACTTCGTATCTTTGGAGCCTGCGGTGCCCATCGTGGCGACCTCGACGCCGTTGACCACGACATCCCCAAATATATCGTCTTTGGTGCCCAGCGTGCCAAGTACCGATAACAGATAGTAGCCAGCCATGGGCACAGTGATGGACGAACCGGAATACGTCATGTTGCCGCCGCTGTCGATGTCGTTTTGCCACGTCACAATAACGCCGGCCGTCGTAATGCTGAGCGTTGCGGTGCGAGTCAGTGAGATGAACACCGCATCATCGCGGCGCTCAATCGTACTCACTCGGTCCCGCATGAGTTGCGATTCGTCAGTTTGCAGCCAAGTCAATGCGCACCTCCTCGACTCCTTGTGAGTTCATCGACAACGACACGGCGAAGATTTTGCGCGTGATGGTCGTGGTGATGTTGGTCACCACGCTGACCAAGTCGCCGAGGTAGTAGTCGCGACCGTAGCGCCACGCCGCGGACTGCAACACCTCGATGTCGTACGACTGAATCAAGAAGCGTTGCCGACGGAACCGTGCGTATGAAAGATTGCGCAGTTGATTCGTATTGGTTTGGTCTGCGCCCTTGACGTATGCCTCGCGTAACGCAACGCCGGTCGGCGCGGTCGTTGGGTAGATCGTGCGGATTGGGTTTTTGTCTTTCCCTTTGCTTCCGACGGCGTGGTACAACGATGCGTAGTTCATGATATTCGTCGACCTGCTGAGGTTGCCGACGGTGTTGTTCTGTTGGCTAAACTTTACCGTCGCGGTACGGTTGGCACCGAGGTTGTCTGCGTAGAACAACGAGTAGCCCAGCGTCGAGATGTTGAAGTTCACCGTAAAGTCAAGACTGCCGATGTCGGCCACCTTGACCATGGTGTCGTACACATTTTCACCGCTGCACGATACTTCGATTGCGTCGCCGATGCCGAGGTTGGCGGCATTGGTGGCCGTCGTGATTCGTCCGTCGGTCCATCGTGCAAGGTTGGAGCCGTAGCGGCGCGTGAGGTCAGCAGTGATGACTGGGGGGTTGCCGTTGGCAAGACTGCCGATGTTGTAGTTCCACAGATTCGTAAGGATTGACGACGCCGTTGGATACGTGGCGGTTTTGAAGAACGAGACGCCGAGAAGATTCGGATACCATGCAACGATGCGCGATTGTAAGATGCACTTCGCATCGATTGCCGTGACGCTCATGATGGGATTCTGACCGTACGAACGATCCCAGAACCGTATAAAGCCGGTGAACTCCGTATACGCCTGCATATCGGCATCGACGTCACTGCGCACGATTTCGATGATGTAGCCAGCGTCCAAATCCTTGACGACCGGCGCGTTGAGATTCACCGAGAACGTCGCGACGCTTGGCGTGTTGACTTTGTGCACAACGGCGATGTCGAGCGGGGTGACGATACCAATCGGCACCCCTGCATCGTCGTACAGTTTTATGACGTACTGTACTGCCATAATTACACTCGTACTATATTGAACAGACCAGAAGATGCAGATTGACCGGCCAATGTGGTTTGAAGCAGAATTTTTACGACATCGTCTGCCGCCAAAACATGTAGTGCGGTTTGCGTGATAGTTTGACTTGTTCCGCCTCCCGCTGCGGCACGTGTCGAAGAAACGTTTGCCCCGTTAACATTGATTGTAACCAATCGATTCCCCGTGGTGCCCGATGTGAAGTTCACAAAGCCCGTAATTAAATATAGACCCGCGCGCTTTACGGTCATTGTGTTGTTGATATTGTCCGCAACGATGATGCCTTCGCCCGATGTTGTCGGCGCGCTAAAACTAGACAAATCATACGAGGTATTGGCTAGCGTCAGCGTCGCGATACCGCCGCTCATGGACGCATACGCCTGGTAGGGTAACTGCGTGGTCGTTCCGTACATCGTATATGCAGGCACGATGCCTGATGCGGCGATGACGGCGCCGGCGACTTGGACGGTGCCAAGTTGTACGTATGTCTGTCCGACGAGTTGCGCAGCGGTTGCCACGGCGAGACGTACGGAGTAGGTCGTGACGGTCGTGCCGGCGACGCTCCGCGATACGGTGATTGAGCCGGCGGTGTTGTTTAGCAGAATCACCACGTTGTAGGTCGCATTGGCCAGTGATGAGATGACGATGCCGGCCGACGAAGTGTTCTCGTAGAAGTAACCGCTCACAACTGCGGCGCCGTCTGCAATGGTCAGCGTACCGGTTCCAACGCCGGTCATAGCAAACTTGTTGCCAACCTGAAGAACGCCGTCGCTGAGTGTCTTGGTCTCCATTGCGGTCATACGCGATGATGCGTAGCCGCTCCCGACGTTGCCGTCACCGTACGCGGCCCCGGTTCCTGTCGCCATTCCGATTGATTGCTCTGCCATTGCTTAGACTCCTTATATGCCGACGTATCGGACGTTGTAGTACATGTACACCGCTGAGTTGGAGTCTGTGCCCGTCGCCGATACGCCGATGACTTGGTATCCGCCAAGAAACGAAGACTCCGGATATAGTCCCCAGTTGACCAAGTCGCTGGATATGTTCAATGCTGAAAACTTATTGACACCGTTGTTGTCGTATACGGTCTTTTGTCCATAGCGCAAATCTATGAAGTATGTTTCTCCGGCCGGTATTGGGTCGTCAAAGGTGATTTGATGGCCAAGACCGTCGGCGATAACAAGCCCCGTAAGCGGGCCGACGCATTCCAACACAGGATACGAAACGACGGTTCCATAATATGCCAATTGATAATTGTTGTTGATTGACGTTGCCCCGTACGGCACACCATACGGTTTCGGATACGGTGTCGGCGTTCCGTATTGAATGCCCGACAACATAATCGGTTTTTGCGTTGGGTCGTACCATGTCGGATCGTCGGCACGAAGTTGCAACACTGCGCGAACGTTAAAGTCGGTCGGTGTGGAGTCCATTGTTGCGCCGGCAACCTTGACGTCGATACACCGCACAATTTGAAACGAAGGGAAGGAGTTTTCGTTCAACGTATGGCGCAACGTGGCAACATCGTTGCCCGGTCGAAACATTGCGGCGACCTTCTCGCGGTTATTCATCATAGAGTCATATGAATCGCCGGGAACAACGAGCGGCAAGTTGATGACACGCGGGTCGAGGCGGTAGTCAATATCTGTATCGCCTTCTTGAAATGGTCCCCGTTGTGTGATTCGATGTAGCGGCGAAATGCCCCAATTAACAGCCCCGGTGACGTACATTGTAGCGCCACTGTAGCCGCCATTCTCGACATTGAATTGCCATATGGCACTGCCTCGGTAAAGTTCCAACTTCATGAAGCGCTCCCCATCGTCATCATCCATGCGCGTGCGTCGGCGATGAGTGACGACTCACTTTGTGCGTTGCTGTAGTTGGCGGTGAGCGTGATGTTGTTCACCGTTGAGGCCGCAGTGGCCGCGGTATCGGTTGCCGCTCCGACGACCGAAGGCATCCCGTCCATGATTCCCTCCGCCATGCCCTTGGAGAAATTAAGACCAATCTGATCGCGCATGAGTTTTGACGGCGATGCAATACCGAGAAACCTCTTCGCGGCTTCGTATGCTTCCGATGCCGCATTCTTTGCAGCATCCGCAACGACTCCAGCGCCGTTCTTGATACCGGCGGCGATACCGTTGACAATGTTCGTGCCAAGCGTCAAGGCCTTCGGTGTAATCTCATCGAAGAACGTCGTCAGGTTCTTGTCGAGCGTCTTAAAGAAGCCCCACAGGTCTTCCAACGCAGTGCCGACGGTCTCTTTTAACGTCGTCCATGCGCCTTGGAAGTCGCCAGTGACAAGTTGAGACAACGCAGTCAGAATGCCGGTCACCGCAGCCATAACCGTGGTCACCAAAGAGAAGAACGTGTCAAGCACCGTTTGGATATACGGCCACGCAATGGTGAACGCTTGGCTCAGCAACGACCACGCAATGGCGGCACCTTGGAACGCCAACACGAGCACGTCGCGCACCGTTGTGGCCAGTGCGGTGAGCAATGTTTGAAGCCCT